AGATATTGCAGGCCGAGGGTTAGGACAACCCCGCTAACGAAACCGATCATAATGCAGGCGAACGATAGTTTTTCATCATAGGTCATCGGTTATCTCCATTGCACAGGCGATGATAAGGAAGATAACGAGATAGATTAAAGCATTTACGAAGTCTTGATCCATTCGGCGATGAATCCAGTGGCGAGGATGGAAACGGAAAGCAGGTCGAGGTAGATAAAGTCTTGATCCATGGATAGCTCCTCTCATTGTCTTTCATATTACTATATTCCTGAGGTTTTTTCAACAGGGAAATTGTTCTGCGAAAGGTTTATTTTTGTTGAGGGCGGCAAAATGCCTCAAGTTTACCATCAAGCGCCACTATCGCCTCGGCGTCCTTCGTCGGTTCGGTCATAGCATCCTCATTGGAATTTGTTCATTGCGAGCTTGGTGATTTGGATCTTCATCCGAAGAAATAGTTCATGAACTCCAAGCCAACCCTTGGCGATTAGTTTATCCATGTTGGAATCTTCGGTATTGTGCAGGTGGGATAAAACCGCTGCTTGATCCGCTGCCTCATTCAAATGATAAATTAGCTTGGTGAAGGCTTCCCCGCGTGTGGGGATTCCGCCGAAGGTGGAGTATTTATTCATGATTTGTTCTCCATTTTATGCAGGTCAAGTTCATATTCAAGAGCTTCGGAGGGCTTCTTATAAACTGAGATCAATTCTCGGCGAAGGATGTCGGTTATACGACTTGATTCTGCTTTCATTCGACGTTCTTGATCGATTTGAAGTCGATTAAAGATCGGCCGCATTGATTCCCAAGATGTGCATTGAGACATTTGGTAAATAAGTTGATCTTGGTTACGAATAGCATCGGCCATTTCGTAAATGGTTTGTTGGTTCTGATTATTAAAACCTAAAGCCTCACGATGTAGTTGGTTCACCTGTGCTCGCAGGTCTTCACATTCACGAACCTTTGCCAGGTAGGTTGATTTGCGAACATACATTAGATTCTCCTATCCGCAGGTTGACGAAACTTGGCAAGCAGGTCTAGTTTTGGTAGGTCGCCGGTGAAGACTTCAACCGATTTGATTTCGGATTCAATCGCGGTTTCGATTAGGTCGATGCATAAAGCTAAGGCTTCTGATGGAGATTCGGCTTGGGCAAAGTTAGTGTGGTGTGTGGCAGATCGCAGGTTTGCTTGCCAAAGACCAGAATCGAGTTGGAAAAGGTTGTTTAGAAGCCAACCTCGATCGGCAATTTCGGTTAAGGTGGTTTCGATCGGTGGTGGTGGGGGATAGTATGGCATTGGGGATGCTCCAGGCGTTTGGGAATAGACGTTCGGAAATAGCCTTATCGAATTATCCTATTCCGCCGTAGGATGGCTTCGGCTAGGTTATGTTGGGAGACGGTTCCGACTAAGGTTCGCTTAGGTAGGGTTGGATTATGAATCTGGCCGGACGATTCACGGGCATATATTAGGTTTAGGACTTTGGATAATCCGGCTCCGTCGCGAGTGAAGGCTAAGATACATGGGACTGCGCCGGGAAGTTCCGCGTAGATTCGGGTAGAGTCGGCCCAGATGCGAATAGCATTGGCGGGAGCGGCGGAAGGGGCGAGTTTGGCGTTCATGGGCGCGGCCTTTTTGATTCGCGGGCGAGATATAGCCGATGAATTTCGCTTTCGGTTTGTTGCTTTAAGTCGAATAGCGTGTCCCATTTGGCTTGAAGTTGAGCGCGAGCGGTTTGGATTTCGGTCATGTTGGCGTCGATGGTTTTGACTTGCTTATTTAAGGCGACTTCGGCTTGGGATTGACGTTTCATGATTCGTCCTTTGGTTCACGGAGAGATTCGAGAAACTCGCGCTCTTTCTTTGCAGCTTTTTGGAAGTTCTCTAGCGTGTAATAGGAGTAATATCGTGTATAGTAAACTAATTCCCACGGACTACCGCAACAAGCGGATTTTCCTGTATGAGAAGATACAGGACAACCAGCGCAACCATCGGTCATGTTATCGTCTTCTCTATCAAGAAAGATGCGACATAGGGGGCATTTATGCGATAAGATATTCGCATCTTTCTTGCTTGTTACAACCTCATTTTCGCGCCAATGAGCTATGCTCTTTTCGAGAGCTTCGGCAGTTTCAGCGTCCATTATCGTCGTCCTTTGGTTTACAGACTCGCCATAGTTCAGTGACGATCCAAGTGCAGAGGCAACCAAATAGGAATGAATCTATGGGCATTGGAAGGCTCCTTTAATTGGGGGTGCATCGCACGCACCCCCAAAGATTGTTAGAAGCCCCAAAGGGAGGCAATTTCCTTGGCTTGTTCGGCTAGGGGCTTGTGTTCATGCTTCACTTCATCAACCACTCGATCGGTTTCCACCAAAGGCCCAGAAGCCACGTTGATATGTTCCACAGGGCTTTCGGGAAACGTGGCGAGGTTTGTTACCTCCGGGACCGGGAGCAGTTCTTTAACTTCGCCCATGATCTTTGAGAGCATTTCACGAAACCGACTGGCAGAGGTTTGGGAATCGGTAAGTTCACGTTCCAAAGCCGCCTTGTCATCTCGGAGACAGCCTTCGAGAATCTGTTTCGCATTCAAGTCTACTTCAAGTTCATGGATGCGGTGGCCTTGGTCGCGCATGGTGGCTTCATTGGTATGGATGGTGTTTCGGGCATCGTGAAGTTGTTCATTGGTTTCGTCAAGTTGGGTTCGGAGATCGGCCCGATCTTCATGCAAATCCGAGATTTTCTTATTCAGCTTCGCTTCGTCGGCTACTCGACATTCGATCTCATATTTCGCCAAGTCAAGTTCATCACGGAGCTTTTTGATCTCGGCTTCCAGCTTGGGCCGATTTTCAAGGGCATTGAAGGCTTCGGTGATGGTATTGATGATTTCGTTCTGGGTAGACATTGGCTAACTCCGTTATATGGGGCTTAATCCCCGTATCTATTGGATGTTAGAGGGGAAGCTCTCACCTTCCCCTCGAATTAGTCTGCATAATCCTAGGCTTAACTTGGTAGTGCTCATTGCTGAATTAGGTTCTAGCTTCCTTTCCATCCTGAGCTTCATCGCTGTTTGCCTATTGCTTATGCAGTTCGACCATCATCGCATGTTTCGGTCGCGGCGTCAAGTGGGGCGAGGGATCTAGTCTCGTCCTACTCTGGTTATCAATGCCCAGCTTGGGCTTCGGCCTTGGGCTTACGGGGCGCAACCTTGCCAGCCTGCTTAGAAGAAAGCTGAACAGCCGATTCCGCCTTACGCTTCGCCGCCGCTGCCACGAGCTTGGGGGATTCATGGACAAGCGACTTGATATTAACCGAGACAACCTTGGCAGTCCGGGCCTCGATATTGGCCTGGGCAGTTTCGATATACGAAGGGTCGGAGGCGATGATTTCGTTTGCCGCCTTAGTGATTTCCGAAGCCTCAACATGAGAGATTTTCATGCCAGCAGCTCGGATTTCGTTTTTGACAACCTCCTTGGCGAGACGGCGGGCCTCGGTCATAACCACACCGGAGACTTTGGTTCCGTCCTTGGAAACCGCCGCAGCTCGGCCCTTACGCATCTTGCCTTCCTTGAGCTTAACAAGATTGGCTTCGGCGATAAGATATGCAGAGTTACGGGCGTCGTCAAGGTCTTTGCCTTCAAGTCCCTTAGCGGCGGGGACTTTCGACATTCCTTTGTTAAGGAGGATCTTTAGCCCTTCTTCCACGGCGAGGTTATACATCTCGTCGGGGATTGAGGCTGTGTCAATCTCAATTTGTCGATTACCGGCCTTTGTGACCGGGATGTTTAGGATAGCCATAAGTCGCTTCCTCTTTGATGAACTACCGATCGGTTGCTAGGGTCACAGGAGCTAGGCTCCTATCCATCGTCGGTCTATGTCATCGTTCGGACGGGATTGTCCGTGGATGCAGAGAGGTTAGGCTCTGCATCTACTGGCAATCAGGGAATGTAGCCACAAAGCACAAGGCGGTCAAATTGTGATATATCTATAGGTTTATCACAATCAAATTCTGTTTCGCCTTCGCCATTAATGATGCTTTCATTTAACCTGTAAATTGAAGCATCATTGGCTAAGTTAGTAGAATTGATATACTGTCCCGATGATGCCAAGGCTATTTCAGCTTGTTCACCTTCAAGATGAAACGCCTTCGTGCCATAGTCGAACATGTTGAATAGTAATAGCACTTTCATTTGGTTTCTCCTTCCAACATTTCCGCCTTGGCCCAAGCGGTGATTGCGAGGATTTCTAACTTCCGCGCCTCGCGTTCTGCATGAATCATTGCTTCGCGGAATTCGTTCGCTTGAGCCATGATTCGGTCGCCTTCGGCTCGAAGGGTTTGGGCTCTGGTAAGAGGCCCACCAAATTTCCATTCATTCATTTGGAATCTCCGTTGCATGGCTTAGTAGTCATGGAGCCACTGGTCAAAGTCATGATTCCCTCGCCTCGGTTGCATTGCAGATTTCGATAAAGTGCTCCTTTTGGGCATCCCTTGCATCATTCCATGCAGTATCTCCTAAAGCGTGCCACGCAGCCTGTGCTGCCGTATACGCCACTACACTAACATTAGCTGTGGTATGCGGCATCCCTTGCATCATATACCATGCAGTATACGCCGCATAATACGCAGTGGGCGCCGCCATAAGGGTAGCCTTTTTTGCCGCTGGATTTGCCATAGCCATTGCTACAGACAATTCTTCATCCGTCGCTTGACCATTTGCGTAGCGTTCAGCGATGATAATGGCGTCTTTTGAACGCTGATCCGTCATTAAGTGTTCGACTTGACGCGCACACCAAACAGCATATAGTCGCCATTCCTTTGCATATTGTGGCTCGGCGTTACACGCCCAAAGAGCCTCATCGATCCCGTTGATCTCGACAATTTTGGTATATGCTAATGGCTCATCGTCACCTTCTGTTTTTCCGAGCCCTGCGAGAAGCTCTCGCCATTTATCAGGCCACGTACAAACATAGATTCGATTTAAGGTTGTTGTGATAGGCATATTTATTCCCCCTTCAACCAAGCCTCAATTATCCCGAGAACAATCGCCAGTTCGGACTTGCCGATTGAGTTAGTTTCATAAGCCTCACAAGCAACCAGTCCATAATTTCGGGCCGTGAGATAGCTTGGGGAAGCGTAGAAGGCTGCGCTGGCAGAGTATAGGGTCATTGTCTTATCCCTTCTTCGCCAAGCCAGTGAAGGAAACGGTTTCCCCTGATTGATTAATGGAAACCGGAATGATCTCCCAGCCATCAATTGAGAGGGAATTTAGTTGTCCCTCGACTACATTCCGGTCGCCTGCTAGACAGATTATCTTGTGGATTGGAGCGGTTTTAATCTTTGTCATTGGTTTTCTCCGTGGTTTCGACCCTTGCATCATGCACCGGATCGGGCCGAGGGTCAATGCGGCAATTTGTCGCACCTAGATTATATGATCCTGCCGCGCTATAGTCCATCATCCTCAATGATCTTTCCTGAAAGTCCTTCGCCAATTGCTTCACAAGGCTTCCAAGGCTTATTCAAGAACCTCGGATTATCCACCAGTCCGCAATTAACCGAGCAATACTCTCGCATATCTATGCCACGTATTTCAAACCTAGCAAATCTTTGCCCACAGGTTTTACAAATCATCGGCGGGAATTTCCGGTCCAAGGCTTTGTTTTTACAGGCGATTGAGCACCAATGGGTTAATGTCTCAATCCCTTGACCACATTCACCACAGGTTTTCATGGCTTATTCCTTATGATTCATATACTCTACCATAACCAATCGCCGATTTCAAGCATAATCTTCAACAAAATCAATCACCAATCACAGGTTATGTCAGGTTTCGCCCACTATCCAACCAATCACAGGTTTCGCCACCAATTCTGTCCGCTCATTCTGACATTTCGCCACTATTCGTTCACCCTGACAACCCCTTGAGATGAGCTGAGCTAACTCTCTGTAGCTGAGATTGGTGGAAACCCCTCTCCCCTCCACCTACCCCCTATATCTTAAAAAAAAAAATTTTAAAAAGGAAGTTAGGGGTATATGCCGGGGAGAGGGTAACCTACCAATGTCAGCTACAGGGGACGACCTCGGCTTGTCTAAAGGGCTGCTCAGGGGATGTGCGAGGGATGCGAAATGTCAGGGCGGCCCGATTGCCTAAAATTTGGGCTTGTGGGATCGGGAAGATTGTGAGAAGTTGGCGGCTCAGGCAAGTTGCGTCGAAAAGGAGAAAACCAAATGAAAACTATTGAGTTTAACACAGGCCGACAATACATGAGTGAAGGGCAGTTTATCAAAGCAACCTTGCATGATGATGGTGTTGTAACTTTTATGGATCATAGTCGCAGTGTAGATGGCGAGTTCAAAATTAATAACCCGCTAATGTTTGGCCAAGCGGTTGTTATGTATTGGTATGACAATGGAAACGCGCACGGCACGCGTCGCTCTTGGGCCGACGGAATGCTACGCGGCGGGTGCAACACAAGAGACTGATTGCAGATAAGGCGACGTTCGCGCCGCCTCAATGTGCAATCATGCACAACATGGAGCCGAACATGAACAACACAATCACCTTAGCATCGCGCCCGGATGCTACCCTTGCTTCGCGCCGGGTGCTTCCTGATCTGACCGAGCCAGCCCTCGCCAGCTTATCCAAGGCCGAGCTTCTCGCCATGATCGACGCGCTCCGATCCGCCCCACGCAATCGCGTTTCGATGAAAGTCTCTGAAAAAGGTTGCCTCTCTCTCTACGGCCTCAATACCCGTGGCATCCATCTCTACGCCTCGCAATGGGAGCGCATCCTAGACCAAGCCGACGCCATTCGCGCCTTCATCGCGGCCAATCCTACGCTCGCCCGTAAGTCATGACCATCCCTATCATCCGTCGCCTGGCCGTTGCATGGCTCATCGCATCCCGCCATTAATCGAAACCTCTTGGGCTCGGGCATCCCCCGGGCCCAAAATTTGGCGCTTCGGCCGGCGCCAGACCCCCCCACAATCCGAAATTAATTTTGAACTTCCCCAATAAAAATATTTTATTTTTTCCTTGATTTTTCTCGAAATCAGGCGCCATAATAACCCCTAGGATGAAAAAGGATGCAAACAGAGATCATGGATAATCTTCGGCGGCGGATTGAAACCTGGGGGGCCAAGCGGGCGACGGATAATCCCGATGCGTGGTGGGATTGGCGATCGGGGCCGATGGCGGTGGCGGTCGAGGGGTTTGTGGACGTTTCGGCGATCCTTGGCGGCGGGGTTTACATCCTGGCGAATGCCGGCGAAGTGGTTTTTGTCGGTCGGGCCTCGGGGACGATGCTTACAAAGATCGCCTCGGAGCGTTCCGTTGATCGGCCAAAGTGGCTTGGGAAGGTTACGTTCGATCAGGTTTTGATTCGGCGAATGGCGAATGATAAGATTGCTGGCGAAGTGGTCCGGTTGATTGCGGAGTTCCAGCCAAAGCATAACCAAACCGTGCCATGCAATTCTCGACCCTCAGTGGATCGACGGATATGAAAATTCAACGCAGTCCAGCCTCGCCATATATCAAAGCGGTTCGACCGATGGTTCGAACAGACATCGAATCCCTGCGCCAGCCTTCGGCCCGGGTTCGAATTTCCAAACTTCGGGACTCCCATCATATCATGGCTCGACTCATCGTCTCTGGTCTTTCCACCGCCGAGATCGCGGCCGAAACCGGATACTCTCAGGCCCGAGTGTCGATCCTTCGATCCGCCCCGGCGATGGTCGAACTATGCGAACGCTACCGAGGCGATGACCATGATGAATGGCGAAAATCCCGGGACGCGACATATGAATACATCCACGCGGCCGGGATTAAAGCTTGGCGACAGATCAACGACGCCCTCGAAGATGAAGAAGAGCCCCTTCCGATTTCGACTCTGCTTAAGATCGCCGATTCTTCCTCCGATCGAGTTGGCTATCATCGGAAGTCGACCAAAGAAAACATCAACGTCGATTTCGCGGCGAAACTTGAACTGGCGATTTCGCGGTCGAAGATGATTGAAATTGAGGCAGAGTCATGACAGGTCTTTTGAAGCGGAGCCCCGAAATGTTCATCGTTCGCTCGATGATACTATGTTCGATCCTTCTTTGGTCTAATTCGATCTTTGCCCAACAGGTTTTTAATCCGAAAGACTCTTCGATTGTCTGCGGATATAATTCATCGCCGCCGACCCTGACCTCGGGCTGGTATGGATTGGTCCAATGCAATTCCCTTGGGTATTTAGCAGTGGTCGGCGTCGCAGGTGGAACGCCCATTCCCGTGACCGGGACGTTCTCGGCAACTCTAGGTGGCTTCGCCCCGACGCCAAGTTATGTGACCGCGACGGCCCCGAGCAGTTCCGCATCAGTTGGAGCCGCGCTCCCGACCGGGGCGGTCGTTGTTTTCTATAACAATGGCGCGTATCCGGTATCCATTAAGCTAGGCGTCGGAAGCGCCACCGCGACGGCGACGAACGATATTGTCGCGGCGGGGGGATGGCTTGCGCTCACGGTTGGCTCAAATACCTATTTCTCAGTCTATGGAATCGGCGGTTCGTCGGCTCTGGTGCTATCTGGCGGTTCTGGGCTTGCAACAGGCGTTGGTGGCGGGTCTAGCGGCGGGGGTGGAACAGTCACGCAGGGAACCCCAGCGTCTACCGGGCCGTGGATTTTCACGCCGTGGATCGCCGGCTCGGCCATGTCCGCGACGAACGGCTATTACACGAATCTGCTGCAAGGCAACGCGGTCATTTCCAGCAGCAACCCGCTCTTTACGCAAGACGCGGCGGATGGCGCTACAGGCTCTAGCGTTCCATTGAAGGCCATGCAGCAAGGCGTTGTGTCATCTGGAAACCTTGTCGGAATGGTGCAAGCCGATAAATCAGTCGCAATCTCGATCTCAACGGCGACGACAACGCAGCTTGTGGCGCTTTCCGGGTCGACAAAAATCTACGTTACCGCATGGGACGTAATCGCGGCGGGAACGGGCAATATTCAACTTGAGTATGGGACCGGAACGAATTGCGGAACTGGAACCACAGCGCTCACTGGCAACTATAATCTCACAGCGCAGCAGGGCATCGCCAAGGGCAACGGCTTAGGCCCAGTGCTGGTCGTTCCCGCAGGCAACGCGCTGTGCGCGCTGACCTCGGCGGCGGTCAGCATGTATGGCTCTGTCTCCTACACGCAATTCTGAGGTATCGGCGATGTTTAAACGCCTCATAATCGCGGCGATCATCGGGGCGCTTTGCGGCGCTCCCGTGCGCGCCAGTCTGTTGCTGACCGGCGTGGGAGGGATAGGGGGCAGCGGCCCGACTGCAGCGCAAGTCTCGAACTTCCTGACGCAATCCTACACCGGCTCCTGCACCACGTTCGCCGGCTGCTACACGTTCTCCCGCGCTGGCAACGCGATGGATTACGACAGCACGGGCACGCTGACCTATGCGCCGAATAACCAACTTCTAAACTCCGCGACGCTTTCCACGCAAAGCATTACCACGACGCCCTCGAACTACGTTCTGTCGATTTATGGAACAGGATCGGTAGTCCTCTCGGGAACCAAAGTCGCGACCCTATCGGGAACCGGCGCGAGCAACCAAGTCTATCTCGCGTTCACAGCCACGGCTGGAACACTGACGCTCACCGTAGCCGGCAGTGTCACTTCGGCTGTTCTCGCAAATGTCACCTATGAAACCGCCCCGCGTCCCGGCGATCAAGTCATCACGACTTCCGCCGCTTACTACGGCCCGCGTTTCGATTACCCCAACTCCACGGCGGCAGGTCTCCTGCTTGAGTCTAAGGCGGCGACGAATGTTCTCCAGAACTCTAACGCCTTTACGACCAGTCCGTGGGCTACGGTGGGTTCCGACGTTACCACTGGCAGCGCTGGAACATCTCCAGACGGAACAAATGATGCATGGAAGATATCCACCACTCTGGCGAACGCAGCATACGGACGCTATCAGCCTTTCACTTATACATCAGCGGTCTACACATTGTCCGCATATGCGAAGGTTGGGACGTATGGCTATCTAACGCTAAATTTTTCAAATACGGCGGGAGTAGACTGCGCGGTATTTAACTTAAATACAGGAGCTGTTGGATTTTCAGCTTCTGGCGTTACCGCAAATATATTACCAGTAGGCAACGGGTGGTATAGGCTGTCTGTCACTGCAACACAAAGCGCGGGAGCGAGCTACCCAGAAGTTTATCTAAGTGGCTCAGGCACGACCGACATACGCTTTTGGGTAGCGGCGGGAACTGAAAATCTGTTGGTATTCGGCGCTCAATTAGAACTCGGCTCAATCCCCTCGTCTTACATCTATACTCAAGCCGCCAGCGTAACTCGCCCCGCCGAGTCCCTAACGGCCACCCCGTCCGCTCTCGGTTGGAGCGACACCACGGGCACGCTGATTGTTGAGGGGACGTTTCCTCCTGCGAACCAACTCGGCGTGATCGCCAACGTGCAAGGCGCATCGCTCGAACTTGAGCTGCAAGAGTCAAATGCGGCGAATAATGCGGCGGGCCAATATGAGGGCGCTTACGCCTCGTCCTCGACGAACTGGGTATACGACTCGACGACAAACCTCCCCGCTGGCTCGCCCGTCCGCGCTGGCGTTCAGATCATCAGCGGGACGGACTACCTGTCCGCCAATGGCAACGCGCTCATAACCGGTTCGACGGTCGGCTCACTGTCCTCGACCTCGATAAACTTCGGGCAGCGAAACGGCGGCACTAACCAACTCGCCCAGCTTCACCTTCGCTCCCTCGGTGTCTACAACACCGCTATGTCCTCCGTCGCCTTCCAAGCCAAGACAACCGTTGGAGCAAGCTATTGATCCGCGCGGTTCTCGTCGCCCTCGCTCTTCTCGTCTCCGCGCCGGCCTCGGCGGTCGAGGTCATAATCAACTATACGACCCTGCCGGGCCTCGTCGGGCTCGCCACGTCGCTGGGCTATTACGCCAATGGGACAATCTCGCAGGCCGGACTTATCGCGACGGGCGGCTCCTACTATTTCAACAACGTGGGACAGGTGGTCCAAACTCCTGCGAGTGGCTGCACGATAACCGGCTGCACCACGCCGGCCGTCATGGCCCCCGGCCTTTGGGCGCGGCTCCGCCATAATGGCGACCCGGCGCTGCTCGCGGCGCAAATGCCGTCGTCGGCCACTCTCACGTCCTATGGCGTGACGCTCTACCAGTGGAACCCAACGCTCAATTCCGGTGCGGGCTGCTGGTCAAGCGACGGGGCGACCTGCGCGGCGGCGTATGTCGCGAGTGTCGGGCAAATTATGTGAGGCGGAGAATCGAAAATGTCAGAAGGTAACAATAAGGCTATATAAATGGACGATAGACTCTTTCAGTGGTTATCAGACGTAAAAGGCGATCCGCTTGCCTTTACTCTTGGCGCTTATCCTTGGCGCCAGCCCGGAACGGTTCTCGCCGATTTCGATGGGCCAGAGGATTGGGCCTGCGCCCTAATGAACCGGATTAAAACCGGAATTGTCGATCTCAACGAAGCTATTCAAGAAGCCATTGCCTCTGGCCATGGAATCGCCAAATCGGCGACGGTGTCCCATCTTATCATGTGGGCATTTTGCACCTACCCAGATACCCGCGGAGTCGTCACCGCCAATACTGAAACTCAGCTTAAAACCAAAACTTGGTCGGAACTCGGCAAGTGGTTCAACCTTTGTTTCTTCGCCAGGGAACATTTCACCTTAACCGCCACCGGCCTATTCTCCAAAGATCCGGCCCGCGAACGAACTTGGCGAATCGATATGATCCCTTGGTCGGAAAAGAATCCGGCCGCATTCGCCGGGCTCCATAACAAGGGCAAGCGACTTCTACTCGTCTTCGACGAAGCCTCCGAAATTCCAGACATTATTTGGGAAACGGCTGAAGGAGCCCTGACCGATGCTGACACTGAAATTATCTGGCTCGCTTTCGGCAATCCTACAAGAAACGTCGGACGCTTCCGTGAATGTTTTCCTGGAGGTAAATTTGAACGCCAATGGAATCACCTGCAAATTGACTCCCGATCAGTTCGAATCACTAACAAAAAGCGCTTGCAGAATTGGATCGAAGCCTACGGAGAAGATTCGGACTTTGTTAGAGTTCGTGTCCTCGGTCAATTCCCCCGACGGGGCCTGACTGAATTCTTCTCGGCGGCCGAAATTGACGCGGCGATGGCCCGCGAAGTCTTTGTCCAGCGATCCGATCCGTTGGCCCTTGGCGTGGACGTGGCCCGGTTCGGCAAGAATGATTCTGTTCTGTTCCCTCGAAAGGGCCGAGATGCGCGCACGATCAATCGCCAACGCTTTAGTGGGCTTAGCACTATTGAGCTTACCGATCGTGTGTTTGCTTTCAACGATCAATACCGTCCCGATGGAATTTTGGTTGATGGTGGCGGCGTGGGTGGTGGTGTGGTTGATAACATTCGCGGTCGCCGACTCCATTGCTATGAAATCCAATTCGGTGGAAAAGATGTAATCTTCAATTGCACTTATGGCAACACCGGCGAACATTATGCCAACAACCGTGCTGCAATGTATGGCGCGTGCAGGGCCTGGCTCAAAACCGGTTGCCTTCCGAACGACCCGGAACTTCGTCGACAGATGCTGGCGATCGAATACACCTATAACGTTCGGGATGAAATTCAACTGGTTCGTAAAGAAGACCTCACCGACCAAGATGGTAACGGAATTTCCCTCGACGACATAGATGCTCTGGTCCTAACCTTCGCCTATCCAATTTCGCCCAATCGCCAAGCAGGTGGGGACTATCCGCATAAGTCCGAAGTCATTTCGGAATATGATCCGTATTCCGAAGAAAGAATGCTCGCATGAATCCTTTAGCGAACCTAGCCGCTTTAACCTTAGGAGCTTCCCTTGTCCGGTCCCCTTGATGCAATCGGTAAACTCTTTGGTGGTTCCACCCAGCAGCAAGTCAATCCCTTGCTAATGGTTCCACAAATGCCAGCCACTCCGCCAACCATCCAATCTCCAACCGGGTCGCAAACCTCTTCGCGGCCTCAAACCAATACATCTTTCGTCTCAGCCTCCGCACCAGTCCCCAATCAACAAAACACTGCAACTAAATCACTTTTAGGTGCATGATGATAGTCCCAATGACCAAACGTTCTCCCCCTGCACCACCCCAACCCGATCCAACCTTCCTTGCAATGGCTGCGGCCTCCATGCATAAGGAAGGCAAACTATCCCTTAACCCAGAGACGCCCAATGATCAGCCCGCAATCCCCCGCAAGGCGTGACGTCTCTGCCTCAACCTACCGTCTCCGGAACTATTCCGAAGGACGCCTCATAGGCCTTCGAGTCAATCGCTATTCGTGGTGGACCCATTGGCGTGAACTCGCAGATTATTTCCTCCCACGTCGATACAAATGGCTAATCACCCCTAATCAAATGGGACGTGGTTCGCCAATCAATCAACACATTATCGACTCCACCGCTTGTGTATATGCCCGAAATCTTGCCTCCGGTTTAGTCTCTGGCAAATCCTCCCCAACCGATTTATGGTTTCGCCTCCAAATCGGCTACCTCGATTCAACCGAAACTACCCCGGCATCTCTTTGGCTCGCTGAATGTGAACGCCTTCTTTACCTTATCTTTAACGAATCGAACTTCTACAATTCCATCGCGATATTTTATTTCGACCTTGTTGTCTTTGGCACCGCCTCGATGCTAGTCTATGAAGATTACGAAAACGTTATCAATTGCGTCAATCCCTGCCTTGGCGAATTCTATATCGACATCGATGGTAAATACCGCCCGACAATTTTCTATCGCGAATTTACCATGACCATCGACGCTTGCGTTAAAGAATTCGGCTATGACAATTGCTCATCCGCCGTTCAAGCCCTTTACGACGATCCAGATGGCGCCAATCTCACCCGCGAATTAATCATCGCCCACGGAATCGAACCTAACAACGACGGTCGAGCAAAAGAATTCGGATTCTCCGAAAAGTTTGCTTGGCGAGAAGTCTATTGGGAATGGGGTGGCTCAACCTCTCCCCAAGGTGGCGCTGCCAATGTCCCTGGCATTCTTCGTCGAAAGGGCTACTATGAACAAGTCGCAATCACTGGTCGTTGGGATCTTGTTTCGAATGATCCTTATGGTCGTAGTCCTGGTATGGATGGTTTACCGGATCAAAAGCAGGTTCAACTAGAACAACGTCGAAAGGCTCAAGCCATTGACAAAATGGTCAATCCTCCCCTAATCGCCGACATTCAGCTTAAAAACCAACCCGCCAATCTTACCCCTGGCGGCATTACTTTTGTCTCCGGCTATTCTGCTTCCGGTAAACCAGGCTTCGCCTCAGTCTACGACACCAAATTCCCCGTTCAAGAAATTACCGCTGACTTAGTTGAAGTCAAATCTCGCCTGTCCCAGATCTTCTTCAATGACGTCCTCCGAACCGCTTCCCAATACGAAACTCGATCCAACGTCACCGCAGTTGAATGGGATCTTCGCAAGTCCGAATCTCTCATTATGCTCGGCCCTGCACTTGAACGCATTGACAACGAAGTTCTTCGTCCATTTGTCGAACGCACCTTCGCCATCGCTCTTCGCGCTGGCATAATCCCACCGCCCCCACCAGAAATCTCCGGGCAAATGATGACGATTAAATTCGTCTCGGTTCTTGCCCAAGCTCAACAAGCCACTCGTGCTGCTTCAATTGAACGAATCCTATCCCTTGCTGGCAGCATCGTTGGCGTCGTCCCTGAGGCTATGGACAATATCGACGTAGATTATTCCCTTGACAAATTATCATCTCTCCTGAACAATGATCCTAAGATGATACGTTCCCCTGATGCCTTGGCCAAAATTCGTGCAGACCGCGCCAAACAAGCCGCTGCTGCTCAACAAGCCGACATCGCGCAGAAGCTTTCAGCCGGAGCCAAGAACCTTTCCGGCGCTGATATGGGTAATGGGCAAAATGCATTACAAGCCATGGTAGGTAAGCAATGACCCGTAATGCCTCCCAACGCAAAGACATTCGTAAATACGAGAAGATCGATGCAGAACAGGCCCAGAAACGAATCAACTTCATCGTCGCGGCAATGTCCACCGAAGCAGGTCGAGCTTGGTTTCATAACCTCCTTGCCCGGTGCCATATTTTCGCCGATCCATTCACCGGCGAGGCTCTATTTGAAGCCTATTCAAAAGGCGAACGAAATATCGGCCTGTCCATATACCTCGACATAGTTACACACTGCCCCGACTATTTTGTAACCATGTTAAAAGAAGCCACAATCCTGGAGCAAGTTTATGACCGAAGAACAGACCCCATCGACGCCGCCCTTGATGAATACGCCGGAGAGTCGGACGCCGACGGGGGAGATTCTTGATCAATCGCCTGCGCCAGTCAATCCTCCAGCGCCAGTCGATCCTCCAATCGAAGCTCCGTCTGGTCCTCCCGAGGCCTATTCCTTCACTGCACCCGAAGGCGTAACCCTATCCCCCGACCTTATCGCCGAAGTCTCCCCTATTTTCAAAGAACTTAAACTTGATCAACCTTCCGCCCAACGTCTTGTTGATCTCTATACAAAATCCACCACCGGTATTCAATCTGAACTTCTTGCTACCGTCGAACGAACCAGAACCGAATGGCGTGAAGCCACCAAGTCCGATCCTGAAATTGGCGCCAAGCTCGAATCCACCGTCCTTCCTGAAATCGGTCGAGCTCTTGACAAGCTCCCGAAGGAAGTCTCCGCCAGTCTTCGTGCCGCTCTAGATTTTACCGGAGCCGGCGATCATCCTGCGGTAGTCCGAGGTTATTACGAACTTGCCAAACTCATCAATGAGGGCACGCACGTAACCGGCGCCGCACCTTCGCCACATGGCCAGCAACCTGGAGGTCGCGTAGTGCCTCCTTCTGCGGCCAAGTCCCTATACCCGAACCTAACGTAACTGGGCCTCATTGAGGAAGAACGCTTTGGCCAGACCAGCCGTTGTGAATTAACCTAAGGACACGAACATGGCTACTCCAGTTATTATTGGTTCAACGGCCCTAACCTATGCGGATTGGGCCAAACGCATGGATGATGGATACCGTGTAGCATCCATTATCGAACTTCTTTCCCAGACCAACGAAATTCTTGATGACATGCTCGTCATGGAAGGTAATCTTCCCACTGGGCACAAGACCACAATTCGAACGGGTTTGCCCCAGGCTACTTGGCGACTCCTCAATACCGGCGTTCCAAATGCCAAGTCTACCAGCGCACAGATTGTCGATACCTGTGGCAATCTTGAAACCTACGCTGTGATTGACAAAGATATCGCCGATCTCAATGGTAACACCGCGGAGTTTCGTCTCTCCGAAGTGAAGTCCTTTCTTGAGGGCATGTCTCAGCAGGTTGCTTCTACCATCATTTACGGCAATCAGCATACCAATCCGGAACGTTTCACTGGCCTCGCCCCGCGCTATTCCACGAAGAATACCTCCAATTCCCAAACTGCCAATAATGTTCTTGATGGTGGCGGAACTTCCAATACCAATACTTCCATCTATGGCGTAACTTGGGGCAATGATACTCTTCATGGCACCTTTCCTAAGGGCAAGATCACTGGCCTTCAGCATAGAGATATGGGCGAATGGCCAGTTCTTGATGCTTCTGGCAACACCTTTCAAGCCTACCGCGACCATTTCAAATGGGAAATCGGTTTGGTCCTTCGCGATTGGCGATATGTTTTCCGCATCGCCAATATCGATGTAACTCAGCTGACCGGTGTTTCCGCTGCTAATCTGATCAATCTCCTAGTCCGCGGACTTTATCGCCTGCCGACCACCCCTGCCTCTGCCACCGCGGTTCAGTCCTCCGATACTCCGGAAGTCCGCGCTAATATGGGTCGGGTTGTTCTTTATGCCAATCGTGTGGTTCGCACGTATCTTGACCTTCAAGCAATGAATAAGACGAACGTGCTTCTTCGTCTTGAAGAGTTCGATGGGAAGGTCGTTACCACCTTCCGCGGCATCCCGATCAGAACCGTCGATGCGATACTCAATAATGAGGCGCAGGTTGTTTAGGTTCTGATCTATCGTCAATCCACTCCAATAATGGGAGACTTCCCTTGATCCTAGATGGCTTCCTAACCTTCACCGGCTCGGCCCAGGGTGCTTCCGGCGGCATTCAGTCCACCGCCTATGGCGATCTACCCACCACTGGCACTACGGTCGCCTCAAACATCATCGACCTTGGCGTCAATTCTGGCGTTCCTTCCGATGCCAATGGTGGTGGCGCTCGTGACATTGGTGTCGGCGATGATCCTTCACTAAAGCTATCGGCCATAATGCTCGTGGGCCTTACTGCTGGCGGCACTATTCAACTTGAACTTGATGGCGCTCCTGACAGCGCTGGCGTTCCGGGTTCCTACACCGTCATGTGGCAGTCTCAGGTAATTGCCGCAGCTCAGGCTGTCGCTGGTTTCCAACTCTGCAACGTTGATGTTCCACGTGTGGTTCCGGGGCAGCCTATTCCTCGATACCTTCGCCTGCGTTTCATTCAAGGTTCCACTGCCAACACAGCTGGAATCGTGGAAGCTCAAATCGTGATTGATCGTGATGACCAGATCGTCGGCACTGGTGGTGCCTATTCTGGCTATCCTTCTGGTATCACTGTCGCCAATTAAGGGGTGGATCATGAAAAGGTTCTTTCTTTCCGCTCTGGCGATCCTGGCTTTGGGAGGCATTGCTGCCTCCCAGGTCAATCAGGTCCCACAAGTTGGCGTCGAAACCGCCAATCTTCGTCAGAATACCTATGTTGCGGCGATCCATGGTTTGATCCCCGCGGCCTCTACCACAGACTTCTTCTGTATCTCTGGTTCGACCTCCAAGACTATCAAGATCCATCGGGTGGAACTCTCTGGTTCAGGCACCTTGGGTTCCGCTCCGATCTATCTTAATCATAACTCCACTCTCGATACCGGCACCGCTGCTGTTGTCGCGACTTATGGTCCGGTAGCCTATCCGTTAATGTCGTCTAATCCGGCGGCCACCGCAGTTGTAACCGCCTACAATACCACTGGTGGCAATCCTACCATCGGTGGAACTGCTACCATCTTCCGCGTTGGTAATATCGTAGTCTCTCCGACTGCATCCACCACCATCGGTATGGATCGGCTAGTTTGGCAGTTTGGGACAGCTACCAGTCTATATGATCAATCTCTAATCATCCCACCCAATACCACCGAACAGATCTGTGTAAACTTGGCGGCTTCATCCTTAACTGCTGTTCTCGGTGGCACAATCGAATGGACGGAGGAATAACTCATGGCCCGTTGGAAACTAATGACTTCCCATTACCTCAACACCCCCGGTGAGGAATGGGAATATACTGAAAATGATCGGAACACCGGGCGGCCTCGCCGGATTAAGTTCCCGGTTCCTAGACTCCTTGACATCAACGATCCATCCTGTTGGACAAACAAATGGGGCGGTCAAGGCAATGAAGAAGGTGAAGTCATTGTCTGTTATAAAGACAAGGGCGATTCTCATGACATCATCTTTACCGGGGATCCCACTCCTGATATGGTTCCCATTGATGATGAAGCCAAAGTCATTTCGGCTGGGTTCGCAGACATCTGGCGATACAAACCCGAATCGATTGGAGTCGATCATTCGCAATCATTGATTGATCGGTTCCAGATTGAAATGGCCGAGATCAAAACCAAACCGGTTGAGATCCCTGGTCTTTCCGATCTTGTCTCAGCCATTGGCGCTCTTATTAAACAAAATGAGCGGAGGGTCTAATGATTATCGCCGGAGTTGGTTCACCTGGATCAGTCGGACCGACTTCCGGCGGTAAGGTTTACGCATTCAATAATCTTACCACATCCCCGCAAGTTGTGGCTCCGGTCAACGTGGCCAGAACCATGATTACATTCGATAACCCTGGAACCGTCGATATCATTGTATTCCCGGTTAATGTTCAGGCGTTGAATTCGATTGGCACCATTTCCAATCAACCACTTACCCCAACCACTGCGGCTCTCGGTGGTGGATACCGCATCTACGCCAATGGAGGCTTCCGAACATTCTCCGGGGAGTGCCAAGGTTCCTGGCAGGCCTTGTCCGTATCCGCCTCCGGCAATCCTCTAACTGTGACAGATAGCAATGTTTAGATGGCTCGCCCTATTCCTATGCTTGGCCATTCCTGCTGTTGCGCAACAAGCAACCACGGCACCAACTCCACCTATTACCGATTCATCCAATCGAATCGCCACAACTGCTTATGTCAATAATCTCATTACTGGTGGTTCAGG